GGAAAATCTGAGGGACTATAGAGTTCCCAGGGTCGGTGGTATTTGTGGCGCTACCACCAGACGCTATAATATTTGTTTGTTTTTCAGAGGAACGTTGTTTAACACTCCACACATGTTCCATAAGTGTGGGTGCTGTCAAGGGGAAAGTTTCACATAACTGCGGGGAACACCCGCTCAGTGTGTAAGAAGACTTCCAAACCGACCTAAATAGGACACACACTTTCACTTCCAATTGTTCTCTGCTCTCCTTCCTTGACCAAGGAGAAGCTGAGTACTTAGAAAGCAGCTCAAATTATTCGCTATCGCTTGCGGCCTCTAAGCTGCTGCCGCCGGTTTCCCGTTCTATAAAAACGGGATCCCTACCCCAATAGGTGCGGAAATACTCCGCCCATGTAGGCATGAACGAGTCAAATGGGGCTAGTTTGCTCAGTCCAAAATGTTCAAATGTTTCGCGGAATAACTCGCGCCTGTTTTCGAATAACTTAGGTGGATAAAAGAAGTACTCCAAAAGTGCAGACTTCATTTCCACCATGGCATGCTCACTTGGAGTCAAACCCTTGGATTTCAAACAGGACACCAAGCGCTTCGCTATGGAATCATGGTCAAGTCGCGCTACTATGGTGCCAATGGCATCGTGGCGCACGAATGATCGCTTCAAAAAGGTCGCCTCCCAAATAGAAATATAGGGAATAGACTCCTGATCTTTCTCTGCCATCGTGAAGGTAATTCCACAATCCCCCAAAGCCTTCTGAATCAAAGTATGATTGAAAAACGAAGCTGTTTCCTTGACGCCACAGGCAATGTCATCACCATATGTGATCAAGTTGACATTCGTTTTGAATGAATTGGCTTCTCGCAACGGATTCAGGACATAGTAGGCATAGCGCATATAAATGCTGTTGGCCAACGAATTGATAATAACCGTTAAAGAATGACCCGAAGGGTTGGAACCATTAAATTGTACCAAGTCACCAAAATAATCAGTAATTGGGAATGTAACGTCCTCAGCGATGGCATGAACGGCTTTCATCGCAGAGGGATTGTATCCAGCGCGCCTGCACATTCGTATAAGAATTTGAAATGCAGCCAACATGATAATTGGCGGCATAGTTTTGTCAAAGGCGCTGTAATCTCCAGCGATTATACGCTCCTCTCCGTGTGCAGTGAGATAATCAAATAATTCAACCCACTCAGGCCCGTATGCATTTATACCGGGCGC